GTTTGTGGATGGTAAGTCAGGCGATTTTGTTGAGAGTGATTTTAGCAAGAATGATTTGCTCCAGTGCGTTGATGTGCAGGCGCTCGAGATCCAGGCCATGAGGCGTCTCGGGTGTCCTGAGTGGTTTCTTAGGTTGCATGCGAAGACTGATAAGTTCGTGGTCGAGAACCGCAAGCACTCTGTGCGGGCGACTCTTGAGCATGAGCTTCCAACTGGTGCAACCGATACCACTTTCCGCAACTGTTATTGGAACATGTGCATTTGCTACACGTTCCTTAAAGTCACTAGAGCCGAGTCTAGCGTTGCTCTGGTTCTTGGTGACGATTTGCTCGCACGCGTGGTTGGCATGAAGAGGTACGCTTGCAAAACTTATGAAAACATAGCTAAGGAGGCTAGAATGGAGGCTAAGGTGTTTCGGCACACTCACTTGGTGGACTGTTCGTTTCTTAGCAAATGTTTTTTTTTTATTCCTTCCTATTCGGGGCTCCACTTTACTGTGCCCCTTTTGGGTAAGAATTTGGCTAAGTTTAACATGCGTGCCAATTTGAACCAACAGCTTAGCGACCATGCTTATTTTGCTGGCAAGGCCGTTAGCTACGCGTATGAGTTTCGATTTGTTCCACATTTACGTGACATCTTCTTGGACCGCTTCGTGCATGAATTTAAGTTTGCTGACACGGAGTCCAAGGTGGCGTTTCGTGATGCGGATGCCTCTGTAGGGTGGAATGCTCGTGAAGCTGGCGTTACTTTGCGTGGAATTCGTGACAAGCTGGTTGAGGAGCGAGTCGCCACGTTTGATGAGTTTCACGGCTTTTGCTACTACAGGTATGGATTGACTGCCCATGACGTCATAGATCTTTTTGAAAGCGTCGTCCTCGACACCCGACCGCTGGACGTTTGGGGTCATGTCGCGGAGACGCTGGCCGCGGAACATGTTGAACTCTTTCTTTCGAGGCTTCGCGCATGAACGGTGATCGCGAGATGGGGACCAGCCACGACCCCATCATGGACAATCTGCATCTGCACAGTGTCGACCGCGAGGCTGAAGCGCCCGTGGGCGTCTACTGGAGCAAAAAGGTATCGGGCTGGGCGATCAGCAGCTTCACCGGCGTCGAAAAAGTGCTGAACAGCGATGCCTATTCAGCCAACCGGCTGGAGCCATTCTATCGCAGGGCGCCTGAAGCCGACCGTGAGATGCTGACGGAGGTCATGCGCTACATCGGCCTCTGGCTGGTCTTCCGCGACCCGCCGGAGCATACGCGACTGCGCCGCCTCATGGCGTCGGCATTCAGCAACCGGTCGATCCAG